ATTGTCGTTCTAACTCTACTTTTTCAGTTTTTAGAGTTTGCATTTGTGCATTGAGCTCTGAAAATGCAGCTTCATGTTGGTCATTATGCTCTTGTAACGCATTTTTTTCATTTTGTAAGTCCGCAAATGCGTTAGTATTCGTAATATTTTGTTGACGTTGTTCTTCTTTATCCCTTTTTAAATTTTCCAATTCTGCATTTGTTGTATTAATCTCATTATCTTTTGATTGAATTTGATTAGTCAACTCACTTATTTTCGAATTTAGTTCATTCAGTTTAGCGTTTGATGTCTCAAGATCTGATGTTTTTTCTGCTAAAGCATCCTGTGATTCTTTTAATTGCTGTCGTAACTGAAGTACCTGAGGATTGGTGGCCGCCTTTTGACTTAACGTTGCTATTTGTTTCTGAAGTTCTGAAAGTTTTGCCATTATCATACTCTTATATTGTGCGGCCGCATCTTTACTGGTTGCTATTTTTTGAGTCATAGTACCAATTGTGGTGCCTAGGCTGTTAAGTGCTTGTTCCATCTCCATTTATATATATATATATTATATAGGTATTTATTTATTTAATTATTTTATTAAATTGTCTAATTCACCCTTAACTTTGTCGATTTCTTTTAGAATATTTTGTTGGTCGTGTTTTGCTGTTCTACGTTGTTCATCTACCAAATCTTCAGTTTTAATTAAATCGTTTAAATATTCCTTAAGCAATAAAAGCATTTTATATTGTTGTTGTTTTTCATTAAGAATATGATTGTAATATTTTTGATAGTCTTTAGTAACGCCATTTAAAAATTGATTAACTTGTTGTTTTTTATCTAAATCTTTTTTTTTTTTAAGTAACAACTTCTTTTTATTGTTGATTTCAGTTTCAATTTGTAGTAAATATAAATCTCTTTCCCCTATTGTTAAAATCATTCTTATTTTATTAAGTTATTAAATTTTAAATTTAAAATATATAAAAAACAAATTTAAAATCTATGCTATATATAATTTAGGATGTCAAAGAACAATTTAGAACCATTATTAACTCCAGACGAGAATAGATTTGTGATGTTTCCAATTAAATATGAAGATATATGGAGTATGTATCAAAAACAAGTAGATTGTTTTTGGCGACCAGAAGAAATAGATTTGTCTAAAGATTTGTCGCACTGGGATGCTCTTAATAAAGATGAACAACATTTTATTTCTATGATTTTGGCGTTTTTCGCTGCGTCTGATGGAATTGTTTTGGAGAATTTGGCTCAAAGATTTATGAGCGATGTCCAAGTATCAGAGGCGAGAGCATTTTATGGGTTTCAAATAGCAATGGAAAATATTCATAGTAATACATATAGTAATTTAATTGAAACATATATAAAAGATAATGAAGAAAAGAGTAAATTATTTAATGCAATATCAAATTATCCTTGCATTAAAAAGAAATCCGATTGGGCACAAAAATGGATACACGATAATAGGTCAAGTTTTGCGACACGTTTAGTAGCATTTGCTTGTGTAGAAGGTATCTTTTTTTCTGGTGCGTTTTGTAGTATATTTTGGTTGAAAAAGCGTGGTTTAATGCCGGGATTAACATTTAGCAATGAACTTATTTCACGAGATGAGGCACTTCATTGTGAATTTGCGATATTATTATATTCAAAATTAATTAAAAAAATGGATAAAAATCGGATTCATGACATTATTAAGGAAGCAGTTGAAATAGAAATAGAATTTATTTGTGAAGCATTGCCGTGTAGATTAATTGGGATGAATAGTCAATTGATGACGCAATATATAAAATTTGTTGCCGATCGTTTATCTCTTCAATTGGGATACAAAAAGATTTATAATGTCATTAATCCTTTTGACTTTATGGAGATGATTAGTCTTGAAAATAAATGTAACTTCTTCGAAAAACGGGTCTCGGATTATGCTCTTGCCGATAAAACTCAAAGTAGTGAAGATTTTGCGTTTACGGATGATTTTTAATAAACTACGTAGTTAATAAAAAAATTGAAATGTTATAAGATGTTATAAGATATTATAAGATAAAATATTATAACTAAAATATGCCAAAAGTTGAAATAGATTATACACAAACAACGATTTACAAGATATGTTGTAAAGACACTTCAATAACTGATATATATGTGGGTAGCACTACTAATTTTGCAAACAGGAAATATGGTCATAAAACTAGTTGTAACACTAGTACTACGCCTAATCATAATCTAAATGTTTATAAATTTATAAGGACAAATGGTGGGTGGGAAAATTGGTCAATGTTACAAATTGAAAATATTAAATGTAAAGATAAACGAGAAGCTTTAATTAGAGAAAAATACTGGATTGAAATTTTAAAACCTAAATTAAACATAAATAATCCATATACAAGTGTTGAAGAAAAGGTTGTTCAAAAACACGATTGGTATGAGGATAATAAAGATTATATTCTAGAAAAAGCAAAAAATAATTACGAAGAGAATAAAGAACAAAAAATAAAATACCAAACACAATATGCCCAAGAAAATAAAGAAAAAATATCAGAGTATCATAAAGAGTACCAAGAATTAAATAAGGAAAAACTGAAACAACAAAAAAAAATATACAGAGAAGAACACAAAGAAGAAGCGCGTATTGCACAAAAAGAGTGGAGAGAAAAAAATAAAGAAATATTAAAGGAAAAGGCAAAAGAAAAACAAGGTGAAACAGTGAATTGTGAATGTGGTGGTCAATACAATTTTGTAAATAAAGATAGACATTTCAAAACAAAAGTTCATTAACAATTTACAGAAAAAATATCAGACTACCAGAAAGAATTAATAGAACAACAAAAAAAAGAACAAAAAGAAAAAAATATAGAAGCCGCAAGGGTTAAACAAGGTGAAATAGTGAATTGTGAGTGTGGTCGCCAATACACATTTGGAAATAGATATAGACATTTCCAAACAAAAGTTCATTTACAATATAAAGAACAGAGTCTAGAAAGCATTTAAATATAAATAATATAATATATTATATCTTCCAATATGAAAAACTTATTTTTTTTAAATAAAATTTTAATTTAAAATATTCAAAAACTTTTTAAATTAAAAATAATTTTATTCACTTGTCACATTAATTAATTCCAATGCATTTATTAATTCACTTTTATTCATTTTACTGTATTTACAAATGCCACATTCTTTGCATTTTTGTCTAAGTTCAAGAACTTTTAAATTATTTAAATTTGATGTTGTTTGTGCACATTTTTTTTCGGGTTGTTCTACTACTGGAATTGAGGCTGTTTGAATTTGAGGAATATTTTCAACAAATTGAATAGGAACATATGTAAATTGTGAATTAAATTTCAATACATTTGTGTTATATAATTGTTTGATAGAACTATGCAAATTAATTACATCATAATTTGAATTGTGTGCATTTTCAATGTTTTTATTGAAAACAAATTTATAAAGTTCAGATAGAGATGGGTATTTAATTTTATTATATTTATTTGTTGCCTTGACAATTGATTTTGTTAAATTCATTGTACATAAAACTTTCTTTGAATTAATTTCTTCAATGATTGAATTTAGTGATAGTCTATGTAATTCACTTTTAATAATGGAAATATCAAAATTAGCATTATGTGCGATAATATGAGATACTTGTTTTAATTTATTTGACAAAATTAAGGCAACATCGGAGAAAGATATTCCTCTTTCTGAAGAAATTACATTTGTGATTCCATGAAAATGTGAATTTCCAATATTAAATTGATCCGTTTTAATTATAAAATCCAACATTTCAACTTGTTCTAAATTTTCATTACACAACATCATGCTAATTTGAACCATACGAGCACTTTCATAATTATTTAATTGATTATATGGTGGATTTTCTCCAAATGGTAATGAACCACAATTGGGCAAGCCAATAGTTTCAACATCAATAATTAAAGCCATTTTATAAAATATAATTTTTATATTTAAATAGTTATTTTTTATTATAAATAACAACTATGTAAAATGATAATTATTATTGTTATAAATAATAATAAGTATAATATATTAAATAAGTTTGAATATATTATATAAAATGATATCGTGTAAATTATGCGGAGGATTAGGTAATCAATTATTTCAAATATTTACAACCATAGCGTATGCGATAAAGTGTGAAAAATCTTTTTTCTTTTTAAACAATGCACAACTAGGTACTGGTTCAAATGGTGTAACAATAAGATACACATATTGGGAAACTTTTTTATCGAGTCTTAGTCCATTTTTAAAAAATATGAATGAAATTCCACAATTGATATTTATAAAAGAAAAAGGTTTTAATTATAAAGAATTACCTGAAAATTTAGAAAAGAGTTATGGAACTTTGTTAGTTGGTTATTTTCAAAGTCCAAAATATTTTGATAGATTTAAGGAACCAATTTGTAAAATGATTAAATTAGATTTAAAAAAAAAGATTGTAAAAGAAATATCAAATATTAATTTTACAAACAATCAATTCATTTCGTTACATTTTAGATTTGGAGATTACAAAAAATATCCACATATTTATCAAATTTTGAGTGAAACGTATTATAGTAATTCAATAACTTATATTTTATCTGAAATAAAAAATATCAACAAATTATCAATTTTGTATTTTTGTGAAAATGAAGATATAGAAGATGTAGAATATATTATAAAAAATTTACGATTAGAATTTCCATTAATAAAATTTGAAAGAGCAAATCCATTGTTAAAAGATTGGGAACAAATGTTATTGATGAGTTTATGTAATCACAATATAATAGCAAATAGTACATTTAGTTGGTGGGGAGCATATTTAAATGCAAATGTA